CTAAGGTAAGAACCAAAGGTAAGGAGTTTCGCTGCGAAGGCGAGGTCAAAACCTTGTACGGAATGCAGAACTTCCGCCACAAGACGACAAAGCAAACCACCAAGCTTGTTATCGTCGAAGGGGAAATGGATGCGATGAGCGTCTGGGAGGCCCAACCAAATTGGGACGTGGTCTCTATCCCCAACGGTGCACCTGCTGCCAAGAAAGCCATTCAAAACAACTATGAATGGGTCAACTACTACGACAAAATCGTCATATTTTTTGATGACGATGATGCCGGTAGAGAGGCCGCAAAAGAGTGCGCCGGGGTCTTACCACCTGGAAAGGTTTACACAGGCTTTCTAGACGGTTACAAGGACGCCTCAGAGGCTTTACAGGCCGGAGATACAGAAGCTATCCGAGCCGTATGTAACTACGACCATCAAAAGTACACACCTGATGGCATTATCGATGCCAAAGACCTGCTAGAAGTTGTAACGACACCCTCACCCCCTGCTGATCATGACTACTCCTTTCAAGGACTACAAACAAAGCTTCACGGGATCAGGTTTGGGGAACTTACAACAATTACTGCGGGGTCTGGCATCGGAAAAAGCTCCTTCTGTCGTCAACTCGCAGTTGACCTTCTTAATACAGGAGAACGGGTCGGTTACCTGGCACTTGAAGAATCTAACCGCCGTACTGCTCTCGGACTCATGTCATCAGCAGTCGGACAGTCTCTCCACATCGGAGAACACAGCAAACGAGATCTGACAGATCATTTCGACAAAACCATAGCTAACTGGAACCTTCACCTGTTTGACGGTTTCGGTAGCTATGACCCTGACCATATCTATAACCGTATTGAGTACATGGCAGCAGGGTTAGAGACCCGTGTTGTCTTTCTTGATCACCTCAGCATTCTTTTGTCTGGCCTGGATGGCGACGAACGACGGATGCTGGACATCACCATGACCCGTCTCCGCAGTCTTGTGGAACGGACTGGCATTGCCATGTTCTTGGTGTCCCACCTTCGACGTACAACACAATCGGACAAGAATCATGAAGAAGGAGCAAGAGTTACTCTCGGCCAGTTACGCGGCTCAGCTGCAATTGCTCAGCTCTCAGATAGCGTTATTGCACTCGAACGAAATCAGCAGAGTGGATCTAAACACGATGCTACGACAGTGCGAGTCCTTAAGAATCGATATTCTGGCGAAACTGGCATCGCGTGTTTACTAGATTACGATTTATCTACCTGTAAATTTAATGAAACTGAAGCTCCCCAGGACTTCGATCCACACGATAAAACTTCTTGGTCCTCCTAACCCACCCACACCAGAGATGGTAAAACGTGCACAATTCGTTGACAAGACCTATGTCTGGAACCACTCTAGTGTTCGACCTAGAAAGCAACGGCCTGCTACATGATGTTACCTGCATCCATTGCCTTGTTATCTACGAGCAAGAGACTGACACTACGATTGTTTACAACGATCAGGGTGATGCTGAACCGCTTACCCGGGGTGTCCAACGGCTCGAAGATGCTGACATCATTGTGGGTCACAACATTATCGGGTATGACATTCCTTGCCTCAGTAAAATTTACCCGTGGTTCTCACCAACCGCCCTGGTTGTAGACACTTTGCTTCTGTCACGTCTGTATCACACAGATATGCTCGACGTTGATATGAAACACAAGTTCGACATGATGCCATCACAGCTATACGGTAGGCATTCACTTGAATCTTACGGTTATAGGTTGAATGAGTACAAAGGCAACTTTGGTAAGACCGCTGACTGGAAGGAGTGGAGCCAAGAAATGCAAGATTACTGCATACAAGATGTCAACGTCACCCGCAAACTATGCGACCACTTCCACCGCTACCTGAATGGGTCTTACTTGAGCACCAAGTAGCAAAAATCCTCACCGAACAGGAACTTCATGGATGGTATTTTGATGAACGCTCTGCATGGCAACTGTCATCTGCTCTCAGAAGAGAGCTTGAAGAAACTTGTCAGTTACTACAAAACCGGCATCCTTTCTACCCACGATCGGAATTTACTCCTAAAGCAAATAACCGACGCTACGGGTATATTGCCGGAGCAACATTCACCCGCACCACCGAATTCAATCCTGTATCACGTGATCACATAGCGTGGTGCTTACAAGAGCATTACAAATGGGAGCCGACACAACATACACCGACAGGCAAAGTCCTGATC